AGTCCCGGAGGGCTTCGTCGGTGCCGCAGGCCTCGCAGATGTACACACCCTTGGCATGGCGGCTCAGTGCCCCGTGGGTCAGTTTGTCCGGCATCCTCTCTCCGCAGCGGGGGCACAGCGGCCAGCCGTGCTGCTGGTCATCGACCAGCTTTTCAATAATCTTTTCGTCCGTCATTCTTCATCCTCCAACAGTTTATGAAAATCATAGGCGCGAACAGGTGTCAATCCGTGCAAGGGAATATCGCCATGATGTATATATGCCTTGCATTTGAAAAAACTCTCTGCATGGTCGTAGCTTTCGATCACCTCGCTGCGCCTTAAACCAACTTCGACAACGTAGATAACCGGTGTCCCGCGGAGAATAAGAAACTTGCAAGCATCCAGCGGATTCCGGCAGAGAAAAACATCACCCATGGCACCCGCCTTTATGACGCCATCCTTCCGAATGCTTTCTGCCGCTGTGCTTGTCGTTGCGTGGTAGAATTTCACGGCTGCTGCTCCTCCTTCCGCATATCGAGTGCAGCCTTTCGTGCAAGCGCCCTCTGGTAAACTTCACTCTCCTTGCTAAATTCCGCCTCGGCGACGATGTAATGCGGATAAGCAAGCTTCGTAATTCGGAGTTTGAAGTCATCCTCATCAATATACTCATCGTCGGTCTTGTAGTTCTGGCTGACATCGTACCGATAACGAGTTCCTGCCCACGCTCCAGCATTTCTTCCGACCTGAAGCATATTGATCAACGCTCCCTCAAGAAGCCGTTCGCTAATTTTGATGCCGTTGAGTTTCATTGCTTAAACCTCCTCGATGTAGAACTTCAAATCTTTATTAAAAGCGTCGTTCTTATAGCGCACCTCGAAATCCTTCTTCATGGCCTCAGCCTGCTTGCGGGTTTTGGTGCCACCCATGAGGCCACCATTGGAATTGCGAACATAGAACTTTACGCCAATCTGCTGACCATATGCAATCGCTTGATTCGGGTTCATCATTTTCCATCCCTCCTTAGTGCAGCTGTGCGCTGTGCTGGTTGTAGGTGACGGTATACACGCCGCTCTGCTTGGTGATCTGGATGTTGCTCACCACGACACGCTTCAGGCCGAACTTCCGGCGAACGAATTCCTTGACCAGCGGAGAAGCCTTTTCGGGAAGGTGCTTCTTGATGCGGCAGTCACGGCGGCAGTAGCACTCGAAACGCTTTTCATCGGCTGCGGTGGCCTCCTCTCGCGTTCCGTAGAACACGGAATCGTCGCGGTTGCTGCTCAGCTTGTAGAACTTCTCGCAGGAGATGACATCCAACCGGTTGTTCCAGATGACATCGCCGCGCTGGTTATCGTTGGACTTGACGTTGTCAGCGGCGATGCCGACCACGAGCTTCAGACCTTCCAGCTGGTTGTAATCTTCCCATTCGGTGAAGCTGTCCAGCAGAACGCGGACAATCTGCTTACCGTCGGTCAGGTCGATGTGAGCGATCTCGCCCTGACTGCCGGACATCGAAGCGGTGTTGATGATATAGCCCTGTGCGATGTAGCTGCTGACAGTCTCGGTGAACTTGCGGTTGATATCGATGTACTTCATTGTGTTACCCTCTTGTCTTTCTGGCCTTACTCTGATAAAATAGAGGGCGGCCGGGGTAAGGCTCCCGGCTCGCCGTTGTTTCGGTGTTGAAGATCAGTTGCTTTGGACGGTGGCTGGTCTTCTTTTTTTACTCTTCCATAATCTTCTTGACGCTCTCACGGAGCTCTTCCAGCGTTTCACACTTCTCGATGAGTTCGAGGATTGCTTTGAGCAACGCCTTGGTTACGTTCATGTCTTCCATTCACCTCACTCCTTTCCGTAAGGGGCTTTCGCTCTCTGCCTTACATCTACATTGTACACCTTTTTGGTTTACTTGTCAATAGTTTTGATAAACTTTTTTGATTTACTTTAAAATAAAAGAGGTTGACAAGTAATTGATTTTGGTGTACTCTATACATGAAAGGAGTGGATGAACACATGACAGTGTCGGACATCATCAAGGGGCTGCTTTCCATGACAGGGAAGAAGCAGACAGATCTGGCTGAAGTCCTCGGTATGAGCAGCAAGCAGGCAATGAGCAACAAGGTGCGCATGAACCGCTGGTCGGCGGATGACCTTATCAAGGCAGCAGAACTGTGCGGCGGCAAGGTTGCAATCATCATGCCGGATGGGCAGATCATCCAGCTGCGCAATGATGAAGATGAAAAAAGCCCGGACGCATAACGTGCATCCGGGCAGGAGATGGGGGGTTACTTCTTGCGAGACTTGCTCACGGTCTGGGGGATATGGCGCACCTCTTTGACCCTGCGCTCGATGTTGGGCTCTCGCACAATGAGGTCTTCGAGGTCACAGTCCAGTGCCTCACAGATGAGGTCGAGGTCGTCCAGATTTACACGCTCCGCAAAATCGTGGTACAACTCGTTGATAGTCTGACTGCGAATCCCTGTGACACGAGCAAGGTCGCTCTGTGTCATCCGCCGTTCGCCAAGGCGGGTTGACAGCAAAATCCTAATCATAGCCTTTGGTCTCCTTTGTTGCTGATTTTAGCCGATTTGTGGTCGGCTTGTCTGCATTTTGGCAGGAAACTCTCTATTTCGGCAAGTTTTTCCGAAATACGGAAAATTCTAACACAAAAAGGAAAATGCCCGCACTTTCCATTTTGGATTGTGCGGGCATTTTTTGTTTGTGCGATCTTGCTTAGAGCTTGATTAAAACTTGATTAAACGCTTGGAATCTCACAAAACAAAACGAACACGTTGCCGACCATTTGAATGGTGACCTCGTGTTCGTTTTGCTCTTCATTGGTGGAGATTACCGGGATCGAACCGGTGACCTCTTGCATGCCATGCAAGCGCTCTCCCAGCTGAGCTAAACCCCCAGATGTTTGGCTTTGTGCCTGACGACATGGGTTATTATACCAGCCGGAGGGGCGCTTGTCAACGGTTTTTTTACAAAAATCTATCCTCTTTTTTCGGCAGCGCTGCTCGCCCCGCCGCTTTTGACGCAGCTGCGTTTTTCTTAGGCCGCTGTGCTGCAAAATGCTACCGCATCACCTATCCCATTTGTCGCACAGAGCGTTGATCTGGTCGGCAAATTTTGCCAGATCTTTATTTGCACCGCCCTCGTTGTGCTCGATGACCCGCAGCAGGCGCTTACCGGCGCTGAGCAGCCGCTGGAACACGGTAGCGGCGCGGTTTGTGCCCTCGGCGGCTTTCTGCTCCACGCGGACCTTTGTGCCCTCCTGCAGGCAGACTGCGCCCTCGGCACCGATGGCCCACTGCGCACCGTTGTAGGGTGCACAGGCGGTAAAGCCCTGTTCGGTCAGGGTGTCCACAAAGCGGTTTTCCACCTCGTCCTCGCCGTGGATCACGAACACCCGCCGAGGCTTTTCCGTAAAGGCATTCACCCAGCGCAGCAGACCGTCCTTGTCAGCATGGCCGGACATGCCGGTCAGTTGGCAGATCTCGGCCTTCACCTCAATGGGCTCACCGAACAGTTTGACCGACTCCACCCCCTCGATGAGGGTGCGTCCCAAGGTGCCCACCGCCTGAAAGCCCACGAACAGGATGGTGCATTCCGGCCGCCACAGGTTGTGCTTGAGGTGGTGGCGGATACGTCCGGCCTCGCACATGCCGCTGGCAGACAGGATGACCTTGGGCGTGCGGTCGGTGTTGATCATGCGGGAATCATCGCTGGTCACGCTGATGCGTAGCCCCGGCACATTGATGGGGTCGATGCCCTTTTCCAGCAGAGCGCGGGTCTGGGCGTCAAAGCAGTCGGGGTCTGTATCCCGGAAGATGCGGGTGGCCTCGGTGGCAAGCGGGCTGTCGATGTAGACCGGGAAGTTGCCGTGCCCTTTGACCAGCCCTTTTTCCTTGATCTCCCGCAAAAAATACAGCATTTCCTGCGTGCGGCCCACCGCAAAGCTGGGCACCACCACGTTGCCGCCCCGGTCAAAGGTGCGCTGCAAAATTTTTGCCAGCTCTGCCACATAGTCCGGCCGGGGGTCGTGGTTGCGGTCGCCGTAGGTGGACTCCATGAACACATAGTCCGCCTGCTGGATATAGGTGGGGTCTTTTATGATGGGCTGATTCAGATTGCCGATATCGCCGGAGAACACCAGCTTTGTGGTGGTGCTGCCCTCGGTGATCCACAGCTCGATGCTGGCAGAGCCCAGCAGGTGCCCCACGTCCACAAAGCGTGCTTCGATGCCCGGGGCAAGCTTAACGCGCTTGCCGTACTCCACACCCAAGAACAGGCGGCAGGCAGCTTCGGCGTCCTGTATGGTGTACATGGGCTCCACCGGCTCTGCGCCGGAGCGCTTGCCCTTGCGGTTTTTCCACTCGGCTTCAAACTCCTGAATATGCGCCGAGTCCCGCAGCATAATGCCGCACAGCTCCACCGTAGGGATGGTGGCGTAGATCCTGCCCCGGAAGCCGTTGTGCGCCAGCAGCGGCAAAAGGCCGGTATGGTCGATATGGGCATGGGTGATGAGCACAAAGTCGATCTCGCCGGGGGCTACGGGCAGGGGCTGGTTTTCGTACACATTTTTACCCTGCTCCATGCCGTAGTCGATGAGAAACCGCTGCCCTGCCGCTTCCAGCATGGTGCAGCTGCCGGTCACCTCATGGTTCGCGCCTAAAAATGTCAGCTTCAATGCAAAACACCTCCGGTTCGTTTTATGGTTTTAGTATAGCATATTTTTAAGGTACACGCCGCACAAATCTGCGGGAAGTTTACGGGCATAATGCTGAATTGCAGAAAAAATTTTTATACAATCTTGACAAACCACCCTGTTCTGTTATAAACTTAGATTTGTATGACGTTCGTTCGTATTTTATAAGTCTTTTTAAATAGAGAGGTAGAAATTTATGGTTCGTAACGATTTGCGCAACGTTGCCATTA